TGTAATTTCTCAACAAGTGCCGGACTCAAGTATGTTCCGAACTGCTTCTTGATTTGTTGTTTTTGCAAGAATTCACTTACAAATTTAACACCGTATGCATGTAAAGCAACTAATACTATACCGCCCACAAACATAGTAGCATCAAATAAGAACAAGTATTCTGTAAAAGCATATTTACTACCAAAAATAGCTGATACTGCCAAAATAAGAACACTTGCTAATCCTACATATACCCAACGTGTTAATAATAGCAGAATAATCCCAACAACTGCTAGAGATATGATTTCTAATCCATCAGCGTAATCTGGACGTTGGATATTAACATTGTTCATCATAGTACCAATAACAGCCGCTTGCATATCGTGCGGAAATACTGAACCTATGCTTGTTGATACTGGATTTGAAATTCCTGCTGCTGTTGTTCCTACTATTACAATTGCACCTTCTAAATTTTCTGGAATACTTGTTATAGATGCACTATTACTTTTCTGACTCCAATCGATCCATATACGACCTAGAGTGTCTGTTGAGATCGGACCAAACTTTGGGATACGCATTTTTTCAACACCGAATTCATTTAGTTTAACTTGGAATGTTGAATCGCCTGCTGCCACGCGCAATGTTTCTAATGATAGACTAGGATATAACTTTTCCTGTACTGATACAATTAACGGTAATCTTCTATTAACACCGTCGAGTTCCGGAAGTGTATTAGTTGTACCGACACCTGCTGCTGCTTTTTCGAGTTGAGGGATATTTGCGATCATACCCGGATACTCAACAACCATGTTTAAGTATTCTGGTCCTAAAACAGCTGATCCAGGAACTCTAGGGGTATTTTTATTTTGATCGGAAGGAATATTTGGGAGGATGACGGGAAGTTGTTCAAGTGTTGTTGTTAAATGGTTATCACCCCCTTGTTTATCTTTCTCTGGCATAAGCACATTGAAAACAACGAGTCCCGCACCCTTTGTATATAGTTCTTTTATAAAACCGCTATACACATCCCGGCTAAAAGGCCATTGTCCATATTTGTCTAAAGCACTTTCGTCGATGTTTACAGTATAGATATTATTTTGAACAGGTTCTTTACTACTAATCAAAGTATCAAAGTATCGCAGCCGTACAGATTCTATAAATCCTGGGTCACTGATACGAAGAGAAAGAACTAAAAATAATGTTAATAATGCAGTCCATGGTGATAATGCAATTTTAGATAATAGTTTCATAATAGCATCCGGTTGTATATTATTTATTTTGTAATAAATTGATTATGCAGCGAGATAAATGATCAGCAACATCGATATTGCAATACGTTTCAAACCCTTTAAATCCGGGATTGCTGTTAGCTTCGCATACTTTAAACGTATCTTTATCGAACAATAAATCGATTCCTGCTACGGTCAATCCTAAAACTCGAGCAGTTTGTGTTGCTATTTCGGTAATCTCTTCACTAACAGGAAACAATTCTCCGGTTCCTCCGTTGGTGATGTTGGCACGAAAATCACCAACAGGCGCAGTTCGTTTCATAGCTCCAATAACTGATCCGTTAGCGACCAATACTCTTAAGTCTTCCCCGGGTCTGTCGCCGAGGTATTCTTGAACAATTAGTGTTTCTTTACTTCCGACATTACTAATAAATTCCATAATCTTTTTAAATGACACATTATCGTCGCACAAAAAAATACCTTCACCGTAACTTCCGGTTACTACTTTAACTACACAAGGAAACCCTATTGTACTTTCTACAAGGCCTACATCGATAGGAAATTTGACAATCATAGTTTTTGGAATAGCAATGTTGTTGCTACTTAAAATTTGTGCAGTTCTTAATTTATCAATAGCTGATTCTATGCTTATACTTGAATTAATACAAATAACACCAGCTTGTTCGAAATGCCTTATGACAGCCAACTGAAATGGGGAGATGCCTGCGCCCAACCGAACAAACACTATGTCTGGTAGATCGATTATTTCTCCGTTGTAAGTTATAAATTGTTTTAAATTTTCGTTTACAATAAGGTCAAAATGATCAGGATGGTTAACTGATACATTGATATTTTTATGTTGAAAACTATCGATTAATCTTTTAGTTTCGTACTCGTCTTCTGCTCTTTTTGCTAAAATAATAACTTTCATTTATTATTTAACGAATAAAGTGCTTATTGTCCTTGTTGCACAGAAATAGGATCACATCCACCAGCGGTTGCACAATTAAACATAATTGAGTAGAACTGTTGGTTAGAGCCGCTTTGTGTAAGACTAAGATCGGTAGGGTTGCCTGTTAATGTAACATTGGCCATATGGTTGCCGGAACCTTCTTGTGTAACATCTACATTTTTATTGCCACCATCTAAGTTAACACTAGCGTAATGACTTCCGCTATCTTTCTGCAATATATTTACAGTATTATTATTGTTTAGAACTGTAGCAAATGCTGCTTTATTTCCGCCTGTACTTTGCTGTGTGATCGTAGCGTTGTTCGAATTACCGTTAACTGTTAAGTCGGTATAATTAGTTGCGGATGAGTTAGTAGAAGACTGAGAAATATCAATATTATTAGAGTTACCATTACCTGTGTATTTTGCATAGTTGTTATGAGTTCCTTCTTGATTTATTTCTATTTCATTTGAATCACCGATTTGATTTATGTAAACTTTTGAGTCAGCAGTTGTTCTATTTTGAAACTGCAATAAATCAGTATCGTGACTAGGTAATCGAGAAAAAGCATTACTTGACCCACCGCAGCATAAGGAAGGTATAGTTGGGGCGGCCGGTGCACCACTTCCTGGGTTAGGTGCTACTGGCGCAAAAGGTTGTCCGTTGAGTAGCGTCGACCCTTGTACTTCGTCGATTAATAAGATAGGACTTAAAATAGTATCACCTAAGTTAAATGCTGCAAATCCAAGAGTATAGTCCCCGTCGACAGAAACAGTAAATGTTGCCACTTGCCAACCGGTTGATCCGTAGCTATTTGTTGAGTAATCTCCAGTTCCGGGATTGGTAAACCCTAAAAGTGCATATTGAGAATTTTTATTATTAACTGTACCGGTAATTGAAGGATTTGAGGCATGCGACAATGTGATAATAGATCCGTCGTTAAAAGGTGTATAATCCGATGAAATATATTGCCATGCATAAGTGTATGTTGTGCCAGCTGTGAGCGTTACAGTCTTTGAAATCCAACTAGCATTTGTAGGGGTAGGATTACCCCCTCCTGTTTGTGACTGTGTTGTGAGCATATTTCTAATTGCTGTGTTACTTGTGGAAGTCAACCCTAAAGCATTTGTCATTTGATCAAAGGTTCCTGCACCAGATCCGGGTTGTATAGCAGCCATATATGATCCGTATGGCGTTACTGTCCAAGTTTTGCCCCCACCTGGAGAAAAGTTTGTTACTCCGGTTATTACAGACACTCCTACTCCGTTACCCGACCATCCTGATGCAGAGTGTAAAGCAGATCCTCCGCCTGGAGTCCAACCAGATAATGTATTAGTTTCGAATCCATAATTTGGAATAGTTGCAAATACATTTATAGACACAAGGAATAAAAAAATTGATATTATATGTTTCATTTTACTCTCGGAACATTACTACTTTGACGGATAGTTACTATGTTGTTAATAGAGGAACCTTCATCTCCGATTAGTTTAGTTGCAATATCGCCATTCATATCCATAGTAACAAAAGTATTAGAATTATAACCGGATGTTTTCACTTCTGCATAATGTTCATTTTCAATATGTCGAATTGCTATTCCTTTCCCTCGAGCTGACATATCATCTTCTTCGGGTTTATCCCAAAACACACAAATTTGACTAGCAATGTTACATGATTCTTTTTTCACATCATCATTTGATTTAAGTACACTTGCTTGGGTTATTTCAATAGTAGAGCGAGATGATTTCATAGCAGTAATAGCCATTCCGTCAGCTTCCATAGTATCGTTATCTTTATCTTTCTGACTCTTACTTGCATTTTTCACCGCATTTTTAATTTCATTAGGCGGTGATAAAATCAAAGTATTATTAATCTTTGATTCGACAATGTTCATAACAACCGGCGGAGTAGGAGCAATCATGGCACCTAATACGTAAGTTGCTTCAAATGCTTTATCTAATGTTACAGTACCGGCCATTGTGCTAACTTCGATTTTTCCGACTGCACAAGTGTTTTCTTCTAATTCGTATTTTTTAACATCTTTTTCGTCTTTACAACTAGGAAGTAAAGCAACAAGACTTTGGCCCGATTCTTCAACAGTCATAGAAAAATCAGTACCTCGGACGGCAATACTAGCAGTTGGAGTTTTAATAGCTACTTTTTGCGGATCGTTTTTAGCAATTTGTCCGCTAGCATATCGAACAGTTCCCATCCCTACTTTAAGTGCAAGTTTCCCTGCATCGCTTTTGTTAGGATCGAACACGAAATCATCAATTACTAATCGACTATTCTCGTTTACTTTAACTTTAGTATCGTCTTTGAATGTTATGTTACTGACGCATCCGCCAGTAACATAAGTATCCATGCTTTCAATATCTGCTCCTTTCTGACCGCCTAACTTTTGTTTATTGCGTTCAATATTACAATCATTACCTTTATGATCAGAAACAGAACCGATAGCAGCATATAAGTTAAACGATAATAATAACAATACCGCAAAACTTATACGCATGTTTATCTCGCTATAGCAGTAACAGGATTAACGATAGCACTTGAACTAGTTCTAACAGTGATAGTGTTATGACTTCCTGTTGTTTGTATATCAACTGTAGTATCGTTTGATCCTTGTTGTTGAGTCATTATGCTATTAAAATCCCCAGCAATGACATTATTAAGAACATGTCCGTTAGCGCCTGCACTATCACTTTGTTCAGTGAACACATAGTTACTGCTTCCAGTTATAGTGTTTGTACTTGTACCGTTGGTGCTTTTCAAATCTTGTGTTATTTGATTATCACTTCCGTTAATAGTAGTGGTACTTGTAATATCATTTCCTAACAAGGTCTGTATCGAAATGTTATTGTTTCCTGTAATTGCTTCAGTAATAGTATTTCTTAAATTGTTAGTGTTTGCATCGCCGAGTTTTAATTTAGTTTTATTACCATTACCGACTACTGTACTAGTATAAGTGTTTTGATTGCCTTTAATGTTATATTGAGCGGAATTATTATTTCCTGTTTGAGTAATAGCTACATTATTAGTATTACCGTTAACAGTTGCATAGTTTGAAGCACTCGGTGCATCTGGTGTGTGCGTAGTAGCATGATCTGCTCCAGCTACATTTGTTGTTCCGTTAATGCCTCCGACATTATTAGTTCCGCCTACTTGCTCAATAGTGATAACATTTGTGTTACCTAATTGTTCGATATAAACCTTATTCGGCCCTGTTGCATTTGGGTCTGTTGCAAATACAGATGTTGACATTAGTGCCAACATTAAAATAGAGTATTTCATTATTCACTCTCCTTAGATGTAATGTCACTTTCTTTATAAGACCAATGACCTTTTCGAGCTCCTTCTCGAATTGTTTCAACAACCGCTGCTTGAATTGCTTTATTAGTAGCTCTATTAATACTTTCATTAATGCTACCGCCAATTTCTGCTTCTACCGCTTTAGTATCAGCAGATATAAATCTTAGAACGCCGACTTTATCCATGTAACTTAACACAGTCTTTGTTATAGTTACAGTAGTCAAAACTTCTCCGGTTGTTACTGATACAGTTCTTAGACTAACAGTTACCGTATCGCTTTGCATTTGTGTTTGCGCACCGATCCCTGCAAACCATCCTCCAACTCCTCCAGTAGTTGTATTGGAATCATAACCTACAATAGAACCTTCCATGATAATTCCGGCAAAAACCATCGGCGGTAAAGGACTTGCTTCTTTACCTTGAAATAGTTCTCTCATTTGACGAATCATTTGACGTTCTTTAATTAAGTTATCTAAGCCAACACGTTCGACAACTTTAAACCATCTACCATTGCCTACATCTTGAAGTGCCTTAATCAGATAAGATTCGCCTCCTTGGGTTACAGCTGAACTGAAGCTAGCTACCACTTCGGTTTGTTTTCTTTGCCCGGTTTTATCTTGGAATCCGTAAACTGCTACAGGTATAGCTCCTGCGCTCGGTGCCGGTATTTTACTGTCGTCTTTTTGTAGATAGGCGCTTGGTTCGACTTTAGGATCGTCAAATTGTTCACCAGTTAAAAGTTTGTTTATAGCACTACTTGTAGCACAACCGCTTAGTTGAACTAAAAGTGGCAATAATAGAATGAATCCTTTCATAATCGCTCCTTAAAATGCAAACGTACCCGCAGGTACTTTCATTGTAGTTGTTTGATTAGCATTGGCTAGACTTACGATATCGATAATAATCATTCCTCGATCTTCGCCATCACCTAATCTCCAACTGATACTATTACCCCCGAGGTCGGGGATATTTCCACAAACAACTCCTAGAGTTGTACAGGTAGCTCCTTCTCCGAACATGCTATCTGTAAGTTGTTTTGCAAGTTGCGAATATATACGTGATTCTAAATTAGCAACAAATCTTGCCTGTGGCGTGTCTTTTGCTGCTTGTTCAGCTTTTGCCCTTAATTCTTCTGCTTTAGTTTCTTGTTTTAATACCGCTTGATCTTCTAATTGTTTGATGGTTAAAACATGAGCACTATAGCCGATTCCGTTGAACATAGGACTCAAAAAATGATATGTTAACTCTGCTGCGTGTGCTGAACCAACAGACAGAAGTGTGACTAGTAGTAATTTCTTCATTGTTCGCTCCTTAGCCGATTCGCTCCCGGCTTACTACTATTTAAGAACAATGATTAAAAAGTTATGTATGTGTATTATTTTTTAATATCGGGGAATAAACAATGTTCAATGAATAATTTTACATCGTCTTCGTTGAGACCTAGGCTTGTCATAACTCTAGGAGTGTGGGGATTTTGTTTTTGATTGAACGCATAGTAATTTTGTGCGTCAGTAGTATCTTCTGCTGTGTTGTTAGTTTCTGCTACATTAGAAAGATAGTGTTCTGTAGTAGTAGTAACAATTGAAGTAATTTGATCGAGTTCGTCTTGTAATTGCACATTACTAGCGGCAATCATACCCGAACTAAAAATGTTTTCAGCCCATTCCGGCAGAGTTCTAGTTTTACGCCATTTTAAATCTTTTGATTGATAACTAAACCATTCAATCAACGGATGATTAGAATCTCCGGCTGAGCTAAAATCGTGAAAGCAACCGGTAATTTTATTCTTACCGGCTACTACATCAAAACCATATATTGGAGCAGGGTTGTGAAGATGAGGAAAGATGCAACAATGCATCATCCATAGTCCACGAGTATCTCGACAGTCAACCACGTCAATATGAGCACGACGATAAGAATCACTAGTCCAAACGCGGTTGATCCAGCCGGGCTGGTTAAAGCGTTCCATACCTTTTTCGAAAATCTCTGTACCAGTGTTATCAAAATAACCTTCTAACAAGTTCTGAATGTTAATTAATGTGGACCAAACATTAGACACCGCCGAGTTCCTTCATAATGGCGATGGCCCATAAGAATGCAACACATGCTTCGTCACCGAGGTCGTCTGTTAATTCTGCACGAATACCAGCTTTAAGTTCTTCTACATTATCAAATTGATAAAATTTTCCCTGACCAGGAACAGATTTAGCAATATATTGCCCTCCAAATAAATCCCCCATATGGCGAACATACATATGAGCCTTGATTAAATGTCTGCGATTTGGATCATTTGCAAGATTAATTAGATAAGAATGGTATGCAACAGTATTTGGTGTTAACGTATATTGTTTACCTTCCTCTTTTAATTCAAGATAATCTTGATAAATTTTACTAATTCTTTTAAGTCCGGGCAAGTTTTTTAAAAACCCTTGCTCTTCTGCTGAGAATTCAATTGGGTCATAAATTGCTAACATTTGATACAAATAGTTTGCATATGTATCAGCATCGATATTTCCGCTAAGAAGCAATTTAGCAAATGCAGTTTTTTCTGCTTCGGTATGTAGACTTTTTGTAATTTCTTTTAAACTCATTTTTCCTCTTCGATTTTAATTTGTAATGGAAAACCGTGAGATCGAGAAATTTTTGTTGCTTCAGTAGATTTTGCTTCAGCAATGTCAAAACTATACGATCCTGCGATACCAGAACCTTGTTCGTGAACTTGCATAGTAATAGCTTTTGCACTTTCAGTTCCGTGTTTAAAGATCTCCATTAACAACGAGATTACAAAGTCAATCGGAGTAAAATCATCATTAAGAAAAATCACTTTCCATTTTTTAGGTTCAGAAATTCTAACCTTAACAGTTTCTTCAACTTGAATATCAGTACCGGCCATTATGGTCTCCATAAAATGGGGGAGATATCTCCCCCAGGTGTATTTAATTATTTAATTTCAATTTGACGCGGTTTTAGAGCTTCAGGAATGACTCTTAGAATATTAATAGTAAGCAACCCGTCTTTTACTTCTGCGCCCTTAACTTCCATATACTCTGCTAGAGTGTATGTTTGTGTAAAATTACGTGCCGCTAGCCCTCTATGTAAATATTCCATTTCTGCATCTTCAACTGCAAGTTTTGTTCCACATACTGTTAATTGATCTTGATCGACCTCTACTGTAATTTCGTTTTTTGAAAATCCAGCTACTGCAATTTCGATAGCATATGCATTTTCACTATATTTTACGATATTATGTGGAGGATAGTTATTGGTTTGTGCATTAAAGAATCGATCATTAAAAATACGATCAAATCCTACAAGAGCTTTGTTTAATGCATGTGCATCTAATGTTCTTAACTGTGTCATTTTATTTCTCCTTTTATAAGCAAGAATTGAAAGGGGCCTCACCCGAGCACCCCTCTTATTTTAAGTTTATTACTCTTTATTGTTATTGTCAACTTCAGTGAACTCTGCATCGACTGTTTGTTCTGTCGATGGGTTGTTCTTTGCTTGTTCAGCTGCCTGCTTTTTAGCAAAAATAGGAGCAGACGCTTCAAACAATTGTGTTACGGCATCTGTAATTTGACTATTAACATCAGACTTACATGCTTCATTAACCTTTTTCAACGCATTTTCGAACGTTTCACATTCATCCTGTGACAATTGAGTCCGAAATTCTTCATAATCCTTATTAAGAGAATGCGCTTGCGCTTCTGCTTGATTTTTTGCCTCGATAAGTTCTCGAGCTTGTTTATCAGCCTCTGCATTCTCCTCTGCTTCATGAACCATCCGTTCAATTTCTGCCTCGCTAAGTCCTGAATCAGACTTAATTGTGATTTTATTTTCCTTACCTGTTCCTTTATCTTTTGCACTGATATGCATAATACCGTTTGCGTCAATATCGAACGTAACTTCGATTTGTGGCATTCCTCGTGGAGCAGGTGCAATACCATCTAAGTTAAAAGTTCCAAGTTCCTTATTATACCGATACAGTTCTCGTTCGCCTTGTGCTACCTTAATAGTAACAGCAGGTTGATTATCTTCTGCTGTACTAAAAACTTGACTAGCTTTAGTTGGGATAGTGGTGTTTTTTTGAATTAACTTTGTAAACACACCGCCCATTGTTTCAATACCGAGTGACAACGGTGTAACATCAAGCAAAAGAACATCATTCTTTTCACCGCTTAGTACAGCACCTTGAATAGCGGCACCTGCGGCCACAGCTTCGTCTGGATTAACATCTTTACGTGGAGTCTTTCCGAATAATTGTTCAACAGCTTCTTGTACCTTAGGCATACGGGTTTGGCCACCGACGAGTATAATTTCATCGATATCGGATGCTTTAACTTTTGCATCCTTCATGGCGATTTTGCAAGGCTCGATTGACCGAGCAATTAGGTCTTCTACCATACCTTCAAACTTAGCACGGGTAATTGTAATATTCAAGTGCTTAGGACCAGTAGCATCTGCTGTAATATAAGGGAGATTTACTGTGGTTTGTGCTGTACTTGATAATTCGATTTTTGCTTTTTCGGCAGCTTCTTTAAGACGTTGCAAAGAAAGCGTGTCGCTTTTAAGATCAATTCCTGATTCCTTTTTAAATTCGTTGACAAGGAAATCCATTAATCTTTGATCGAAATCTTCGCCACCTAAGAACGTGTCTCCGTTAGTGGAAAGTACTTCAATTTGTTTTTCGCCATCGATATTAATGATGTCGATGATTGAAATGTCGAACGTACCACCTCCTAAATCGTAAACAGCTACTTTGCGATCTTCTTTATTTGCCTTATCAACTCCGTAAGCAAGAGCAGCCGCAGTAGGTTCGTTAATAATGCGTAATACTTCAAGTCCTGCAATCTTACCTGCATCCTTTGTTGCTTGGCGCTGCGAGTCGTTGAAATATGCTGGTACTGTAATTACAGCTTTAGTTACGGTTGTGCCGAGGTACGATTCTGCATCAGTTTTTAACTTACGCAAAACTTCTGCGCTAACTTGCGGCGGAGCAAGTTCTTTACCGTTTGCTTTGACCCAGGCATCTCCGTTATCAGCCTTAGTGATCTCAAAAGGCATTAAGTCAATGTCTTTTTGAACTGCTTGTTCTTCAAATTTACGACCGATAAGTCTTTTTACAGCGTATAGAGTATTTTTTGGATTTGTAACGGCTTGTCTTTTTGCAGATGCACCTACAAGTATTTCGTCGTCGGAATAACCGATAATCGACGGAGTAGTTCTTGCACCTTCTGAATTTTCGATTACTTTAGCAACTCCATTCTCTAGAACTGCTACACATGAATTAGTGGTACCTAAATCGATACCGATGATTTTAGACATATTTTTCTCCTTAA